TTGAATGGCATTTGTGCGTGTGTTCTCCTTGCGACTGGTGAATATGCCCAGTTTGCACGTGGGAATTTGGAACTGGTACGAGAAGTGAGAATAGCAGAGTGACGTTGTATCTAGGTTCGAGATAGGAACGAATGACCAGAAATCGTAAAAATATGGACAAACAGGGAGGGACAAATGGGCCTCCCAATAGAGATGTGAATGCCGCTACTCGCTCAGCCTTGGCAGTGAGCCTTCGTGCGCAAAAGTTGACCTATGAAGAGATCGCTCAGCGTTGCGGGTATGGCAATGCCTCTGCGTGCCGCAAGGCGATTATGCGGGAACTGGACCGTTGTGTGGTCAAGAATGTGGAAGAGCTACGCACTGAGGAACTTCATTCACTGGAACAGTTGGAACGGGAGTGCTGGCAACGTCTGTACAATCCTGATTACGAGAAGAGCATGCTCTTTGCTGTTGACCGTATCATCGCTATCAAAGAACGGCGCGCAAAATTGATGGGATTAGATGTTCGCACCGATGATCTCCCAGTGGGCACCACGATAATTCGTGAGTATGGCGTTGAGGTGAGTGGCGTATGACGACAGCAACGCAAGAGATGATCCTCTCTTATCATCCACGAGGAGCAGCACGCGATATCTTCAGTATGCGCGATCCTGAGTTGGTGGTGTCAGGGCCAGCTGGGACCGGCAAGAGCCGTGCTATTCTGGAAAAATTACATCTCGTCGCTCTCAAGTATCCAACGTGCCGCCTGCTCATGTTGCGCAAGACGAGGCGTTCCCTTACCGAATCAGGTATGGTCACATATTGGCAAAAGATACGCCCCGATTTGGACCGTGTGCAGTGGAAGCCCTCGCTTCAGCAGTATCAATATCCAAATGGTTCAATCCTTGCAGTTGGCGGTCTCGACAAGCCGTCAAAAATTATGTCATCCGAATGGGATGTCATCTACATTCAGGAATGTACAGAACTCAGTGAGACCGATTGGGAAGCCTGCACGATCCGTCTTCGCAATGGACGCATGCCCTATCAGCAACTTATCGGTGACTGCAACCCCGATGCGCCAACACACTGGCTACGGCAACGGGCGAATAGCGGCAAGACACGCATGATTGAGTCTCTGCATGAAGACAACCCCCTCCTCTTCGATGAGCAAGGCCAGATTACTACTGAAGGTCAACGCTATCTCAGCACTCTAGAGGCTCTCTCTGGTGTTCGTCTTGCACGCTATCGTTATGGTGTCTGGGCTGCTGCTGAAGGCACTGTATACGCTGATAGTTGGAGTCGTGCGTTGAATATTATTGATCGTGATAAATTCCCTCTGAAGCGAGAGCATCCTCGTTATCTTAGTATCGACTTCGGGTATTCTAACCCCTTCGTCTGTCAGTGGTGGGCGCTCGATCCCGATGGGCGCCTCTACCGCTACAGAGAGATTTACAAAACGAAAACGCTTGTTGAGGACCATTGCCACGCAATAGCTATTGCATCTGGTTGGTTTCACCTCCTGCCCAAGTCTCATCCTCGTCATAAAGACCGCCCTGCTGAATGGGCTGATCCTCTCCCACGTGAAATCATCTGCGACCATGATGCTGAGGACCGGGCAACGTTCGAGCGACATATGGGACTCTATACTATCCCAGCAAAGAAGAGCGTCAAAGATGGCATCCAGGCTGTAGCTTCTCGTCTTCGTCCTGCCGGTGATGGCAAACCTCGCTTGTACTTCTTGCGAGACTCACTGGTGGAACGAGACCAAGATCTTGCAGATCGTAAGAAGCCCACATGTACTGAAGAAGAGTTTGACACCTACGTCTTCAAGCAGGATAGCAGCGGCGCAAAAGAAGAGCCAGTCAAGCAAGACGACCACGGCAATGATTGTGCCCGCTATATGGTCGCACACGCAGATTTACAACCAAACTCAGTTACCTATCATCCTGATATTTGGAGGTAATGACGCCATGCTTTTATATCGAGTGAAAAAGGGATGCCTGGAACAATGGCTGGAGGAGAAATCATGATCGCACCATCACACCTCTCTGAAAACCAAACACTCTCGCTCGCACAGCAGGCACCCTCACAGGCTGATATTGAGCGCAGACAGCACATGCACGAAGCATGGGAAGCCTACCGGGGTCAGTTCAAGAAACCGTTGAAAGTCTCACCCTCGCAGCCTGACGATAATGTCATCTCTAACAGATGCGCACCTATTGTGGACAAGGGCGTTTCCTTCCTCTTCGGGCAAGTCCTCAAAATTGAAGTGCCAGATGATACCACAGGGGGAGACACATCGAAGCAAGAGTATCTCGATGGCACGTGGGGAGACGATGACGAGCGTATGACCTTGCTCAGTCAGGCAGGGATCAACGGCGGCGTGTGTGGGCAACCGTTCTTGAAACTCATTCCTGCACAGGGACAGATGAAATATCCGCGCATCGTGGTGCTGGACCCGCAGAACGTGCGTATCATCACCGCTCCCGATGATTGCTCTCTCACCCTTGCCTACGTGATTGAGTATCCAATGGGCATCGATGACCTTCAGAAGAGGCAAATCATTGCTCGTATCGACCCTGATGGATTGGCAGGCATTGCTGGTGAGGCAGACCTTGACGATACGTGGGTCATCGTCAACTATATTCGCAATGGAGAGCAGGGTAAGTGGGTGCAGGTTGGTGAGCAGGAAGTGTGGGAATACCCGTTCCCGCCGATCTTCACCAATCAGAACTTGCCGAACCCGAACGAAGCGTGGGGCATGCCTGACCTCACACCTGATCTCATCAATCAGAACAAGGTGCTGAACTTCATCCAGTCGAACACCTCACGCATCATCAAGTTTCATGGGCACCCAAAGACCTACGCGACAGGTCTCTCAGCTACACAAATCAACATTGGCGTCGATGACCTTATCTGTCTGCCGTCGCCTGACTCGAAACTTGCTAACCTTGAGATGCAGGGCAACCTTCAGGACCAGATGCATTTTGCGTCCATCATTCGTACCGACATGGATGAGCAATCGAGAGTACCTGCTGTCGCACTCGGTCGTATTGGGGACTTGCCACGTGGCACTATCAGCGGGGTTGCCATTCAACTGATGTTTCAACCGCTGATTGAAAAGACAGTCCAGAAGCGTAGGCTCTATGGCTCGATGATTCGTGAGGTGTCGCGTGCCGCGCTCGTCATTGGCGGTCTCATCACCCTGGAAGAGTACGAGAACTATCCTATTGACCTTCACTGGCCTGACCTGCTCCCCACTGACGATCTCGTATCTGCCCAGACTGCGCTGCTGTGGCGGGAACTTGGTGTCTCAAAAACCACACTGCTCATGCAGTCGGGTTTCGACCCCGATGAAGAGGCAGAAAAGATTGCTGCTGAAGATGCGCAACAACTCACGCGGGTAGCACAAGGAAGAGGGATAGCACCAACCGTACATGGAATGGATATCAACCCGCAGCCGCCTTTACCTGATGTGTCTGTGCCAGGAGGTGAGCAGCAGTGACGAGCAATGAGCAAGAGGCTGTCTGGGAGGTTGCACAGGCTATGGCAGAGGAAGACTCAACCTACTATAACGACAATGATGGACGTATGCACTGCCCGTTTTGTATAGCGCAAACATCCAGTTTTATCCATGAATTCCCTCACACGCCTGACTGCATTGTTGTGAAGGCACGTGCATTGATGGCACAACGTAATAACCAATCCCGCAAAGAGATTATTGATGCTACCTGTGACGTATGCGGGAAACGCTATCACGGACTCATAGAAGATGTGCGTGGATGGTATGGGTTCATCGAGGTGGAGCCACAGCGCAAAGATCACACCTTCTGTTCTGAAGCGCACTTGGAGCAATGGAAGGCAGAGCGAGGCATAAAGTCATGAACATTCTGCTCCGCGTCCTCGCCAATCTTTTGTGTGTGGTAATGACCGCGTGGCTATTCTGTGAGAGCATGCCTGCACTTATTCTTACTTCACATGTCGTAAGCGGCAAGACCCTACTAGTAATAGCCTCAGTGGTTGGAGTTGTCGATTTAGCAGCAGCGGTAGTGCTGTTTATCGTTGTTAATGTATTTGTCTCTGGAATGGGAAAAGCATGAGTACGGGGCGTCTCCACAAGCTAGCCAATCAGGTTCGCTCGCAACTTCAGCAGAAGCACGAGCAGGCTGAACATG